CGGAAGCCCGGGAATGGCCCCCCTACCCCCCACTTCTGCGGAAGGCAGCGAGGCCAAGCCTATGCCCGTATAGCCACGGTGTTTAGGCCCGCTGGACTTTGGTAAGCGGTATCCAGCCCGATCCAAATGACCGGCCCTCCGCTGACAGATTTGGCCCATGTCAAGGGGCTGCGTGATGGGTTTGTTGACAGAACCAGAACGGCTCGTCAGAATCCTGACCACGCGAAGTTGCATATTCAGCGTAATGCCAGTCCCCCGGCAGCGTCAAGCCCCCTCCTCGGGGGCTTTTCGTTTTGAGGCTCATGGTTGGCGGTTAAGGAACGCTTCCATTTCGGGCGAAAGCGTTACGCTGTCCATCCGGTAGGTATAAATGTCGTTTTCGGGCCATACCACAAAGAACGAGTCTCCGACGATCCGGTAACAGCCTACGGCGCTGACCCTGCCACCATCAGCTTGCGTGTAGACGACCTTATCGTTGCCCTTACAGTCGCCCTGATAGGTCGTAAACGTGATGCGGTTGTTGTCCCGGTTTGGGATCGTGCCGACGATTAAAGGCATTTCCTGTGCTACGGCCAGCACCGGCACCAACGCTAATACTGCTGCTTTCATCGCTTTTTCTCCTGCTTGACTAGTCCTGCTTTGTACTGCCACAACCGAGCGGCGGGGATTGCACCTGCCTTAACCCATTGGCTAACGGCCCCTTTAGTAACGCCGAAAGCCTTGGCTACTGCCTGTTGGCTTCCGTACCGATTGATTAGTTTCTGGATGTCCATTGGCGGGAGTGTAGTCGCCTAAACTTTTTTTGCCTAGGGTGTTGACATACTCGTTTAGGTTGCTAAACTGGGAACCGTTGACAAACACAACGCATCCACAGATAGGAGATACAACATGAATTCGCACGAAATCAAAGCAATCAATCAAGCCATTCGCCTGATCGGCCTTGTGAAGGAATGGCGGCATAACCCGGCTGCTTTAGACGATGCCGCCGTCAAACTTCAAATTATTATGGATTGCGGCAGTTCGGGAGAAGCCAAAGAACTGGCAGCTACCATTGTTCAGGCTTTTGACTTGTGGGATAAGATTGAAGAGTTACGCGCAGAGGCGGCGGCGTAAGCCGCCCCTCATAACAGGAGCAATAGATATGCCACGCAAAGACACATTCCACGGTTTCGGTACGTTCTACGCCCTCGGCAACAAGTTTGAGGTGCGCGTGGAATACACCCAAGACCTAGATGGCGGCATCATCCTTGAGGCTGCTGACCTAATCGGCATCTTCTTGGACAACGACAAGGTTGCCGCATCCCTCAATTACGACATCAAACTAGACCTTTGCGACCTTGGCGAAGATGCGATCTGGTTGTTTGAAGAAATCGCCACACAAGATGCTTTGATGAACGGCCCGTATGGGGAGGATTACTAATGAGCCGCTGGTTACCCCAAGCCATTCTGCTTGTAGTGCTATACGCCACAGCAGCCATCCTTGATCCGTGCGGCGACGGTGGCTGCACCCCGGCAGAGGAGCGAGCTAGCCATGCACGATGACGATATGACTTGGTGGCATCACCAAGACCAACTGATGCAAGAACTGGAAGAACAAGAACGCATAGACGCTTGCAATAAGGCTTTGGCCGAACTGATGGCCGTCATTAACGAACAATTGGAGAAGGTCAATGAGCGAACTGCTCAAAATTAACGTCAACGATCACGTTGAGAAGAAAGGCAACTTGTCGTACCTGTCATGGGCGTGGGCGTGGGCTGAAGTCCTCAAGATTGACCCGGCTGCTCGCTACACCGTGCATGAGTACGAGGGCGGTATGCCGGTGTGTTATCTCAAGAACAACACGGCAATGGTTAAGGTCAGCGTGGAGATTAAAGGCGACACCAAGACTTGCCTGCTCCCCGTCATGGACAACCGTAACCGCAGCGTTGTTGATCCCGATTCGTTTGCGGTCAACACCGCCATTATGCGTTGCCTGACCAAGTGCATCGCGCTGCACGGGCTTGGGTTGTACATCTTCAGCGGCGAGGACTTACCTGAAGGGTCACCGCCGCAGGTTGACCCCGATCTGGTCGCGCTGATTAACGGTGCGGTGTCGGTGGAGGAGCTGACCAAGTTGTTTAAGCGCCTGACCAAAGAGCAGCGCATGACGCACATTGACCAGTTTACCGCCCGCAAGAAAGAACTGACCGGCCCGGAGGCTGCGTAATGGAACAGCGCACCGACGATTGGTTTACGGCACGGCTCGGCAAGGTTACCGCCTCTCGCGTGGCTGATGTGGTCGCCAAGACCGCTAAGGGCTACGGCGCATCCCGCGAGAACTATATGGCCGACCTGATCGTGGAGCGGCTGACGGGGCAAAAGGCCTCGTCGTTTAGCAGCGCCGCGATGGAGTGGGGCGTAGAGCAAGAGCCACACGCTAGAGCCGCCTACAGCGCCCGTACAGGCGAGTTAGTGGAGGAGGTGGGCTTCATAGACCACCCGACGATAGCCATGTCAGGGGCGTCCCCAGACGGTTTGGTGGGCGAGGGCTGCGTGGAGTTTAAGTGTCCCAACACCGCCACCCATCTGGAGTACCTGTTAGCCGGTAAGCCGCCCGAGAAGTATGTAACCCAGATGCAATGGCAGATGGCCTGCACCGGGCGACCGTGGTGCGACTTTGTGAGCTACGACCCACGCTTACCCGAGCATCTGCAAATGCTAATCGTGCGTATAACGCGAGACGTTAAACGCATTGCCGAATTGGAGGACGAGGTACGCAAGTTCCTCGCAGAATTAGACGAGAAAGTTACCAAACTGAAGGAGTTGAAACCGTGACCCAATTTGATCCGAATATGCGTGGCGTTCTGTTCAAGAACAACAAGGACGGCAACGACAAGCGGCCTGACTACCGTGGCTCGGCAGTCATCAATAACGTGGATTACAACCTGTCGGCATGGATTAAGGCCAGCCAAAAGACAGGCGACAAGTACATGAGCATTAAGATTGAACCGAAGGGCGAGGGCAAGTTGTCGCGGCAAGGCGAACCGCAGCACCAAGCCACCAAGAAGCCCGAGATAACCGAGAACAATTGGGATGACCTTGACACCCCATTCTGACTTTGAGGCGAGGTTTAGGGCGAGTCGCCCCGCAGAGATTGTGGTGGCGACTTATCTCCTCAACATCGGGCATACGGTGACGCTGCCCAAACGTCGGATCGCCAAGGACTTTGCCGACCGGGCAGAGTACGCCGACAAGGGCGATATATACGCCTCGGGCAAACGCATAGAGGTCAAGCACATCAAGCACGATTTCCAATATCAAGCGTGGCCGTTTGAGACTGCCGCTATCTGCGCCAAGAAATCGTTTGATGCTGCCGATCCTCGCCCTGACTACTACTACATCGTCAACGCCAGCATGACCGTAGCGGCGCTGGTAGACGTTGCGACGACGTTTCCAGATTGGGTGGTGCGGCGCATCACCGATAAAGAGCGTGGCTACGACTACGACGTATACGCCGTTAAGCCCGAATATCTCGGCTGGCGGTACATAGACTTTGAGGAACGGCTATGAAGGTATTTATCGGCTGGGACAGCCGCGAAGATATTGCGTATCAGGTGTGCCGTAAAAGCATCCTCAAGCACTCTAGCGTTGAGGTGGACATCCAGCCCATCGTTCAGTCAGAACTTCGGGAGCGTGGCCTTTATTGGCGAGAGACTGATCCGCTGTCGTCTACGGAGTTTTCCTTTACCCGATTCCTGACGCCGTATCTGAACGGATACACCGGCTGGGCGGTATTTGTGGACTGCGATTTTCTTTTCAGGGGGGACATTGCGGGACTGCTGGACTACGCCGACGGGGCAAAAGCCTGCTTTCTTGTAAAGCACGACTACAGGCCGACGGAAACCGTCAAGATGGACAACAAAGCGCAGCATCAGTATCCACGAAAGAACTGGTCATCTTTCATGTTTATCAACTGTGGGCATCCTCAAGTCAAGGCTCTGACGCCCGAGGTGGTCAATCGTGAAACAGGGATGTACCTACACCGCTTTAATTGGCTCACCGATGACGTAATCGGGGAGTTGCCGATCACATGGAACTACCTTGAGGGCTGGTATACCCGCGACCAATGCCCGAACCCAATTGCCGTCCACTTCACCC